CTTGACGAGTATCTTCGTTTATGATGCCGCTGTCTACCAATGGTTTGATAGCATCTAATAACATCAGGTTTCTCCTATTTTAACTTAAGGTCATTGATAAGGCGTGTAATGCCTTCTTTCAGGTACTTCTGTACTCTTTGATCTTGTGTGGCATCACGAGCCACATCTAACACTCGGTGTCCGTGACGCATATTCATCAAGCTCTCATAGATTGCTTTAGGATATGCATGCGGGGCCGAAGGCTGTGCTACGATGTCAACGGTAATGATATCAAAACCACTAACATGTCCTGTACTCTCATTCACTTCACCTGAACCACGGCTACTAACGCCTAGCTTAACACCACTAGTTAACATAGCTTCAACTAGTTTACCCATTGGTGTTGGTAGAATTTTTAGTTTACCGTGACCACAAGGACCGTCCATCCACATACCTTCAATCATATGTGACACACGATCCAAATTAATCTTTAGGTCATCAGGGTGATCAACTTCACCAAGAACACTGTGTCCGCTCTTGATTTGCTCGTTGACCTGTGTTACGGCTTTTTCAATTTCAGAAACAGGATAAACACGTTGGTTGGCGTTTTTAACACCGCCCTCGATGAATATCCCTTTCATATAAAGATTCTTACCTTGACCGTTTGTAGAATCTTCGGACAAGACTTCTATCTGCGCACGGTCAAAAGTAAGATCTTCTTTTAGGTACAAAGCCATATTATTGCCCTAATTATTTGCCACCTTGTTCAATACTTGTTTTGTTAACAGGTACGGAACCATCGGTAGTTTGCCCTTCGCCTGCTTTTGCTTTTGCTTTGTTAGCAAATGCATTGCCAGCTTTTGCTCCTGGAACATTTTCAAACTTACCAGCACCTGGTAGGTCTTTGGTTGTGCCTTTCTTTGGAGCACTTGTGCCGTCTGGTGCACTTTCGCTTGCACCTTGAGCTAAGTTCTTAGCTGTACCGCCCATGTCGTTCTTGCCTGCCACTGTTGACTGGGTGTTAACATTTGCATGATCGCCACCTGTGCTAGTACCTGCTGGTTGACCTTCTGTGTTGCTAGGTGAGCTGATTTTTTCTACATATTCACGCATTAGATCTACTGCGGTTTTTTGTAGTGGACGACGCTGCTTGGATTCGTATACAGATTCCGACATTTCTTCATCTTCTTCATCTTCGTCTTCTTTTTCAGCTTCCATCATTGCGAAGTTTTCTTCCTCTTCTTCGCCTTCTTCACTGTCCATGTCGCCCATGTCCATATCGTCCATGTCGCCTTCTTCGTCGCCCATTAGCTGTTCAAATTCAGCCTTTAGTGCTTCTAGCTCGCTCTCTAGATCCATAACTTTTTGCTCTAGATTTTCTTCGCCACCAACATCAGCATGATGATCATCATCGCCCATGTCCATGTCGCCCATGTCCATGTCGTCATCTTCGCCTTCGCCGATTCCGTCTGTTTCGTCCATTGCAATTTCGTCTACCATGCTTTCAACTTGATCGCCGCCCATTGCTTCTTCGGCGTACTCTTCGTCCATTAGGCTTTCGTAAATATCGCGTGATTTTTCAACCACGATTTCGTGGAACAACGCACGAGCTTTATCTTCCTCGTCGTTGATAATGTGTTCAATTAGCTGTTCATATTTGTTCATTAGGAACTCCTTATAATAATATGGCTGTATTTTATTTACTAAAATACGCAGATTACGGGGTTAAATGGTGTTTTTTTGAAGGATTTTGTAGGACTATACCGGTCCAGGCATAGCTGCGGGAGGTTTATACTGCTTAGATACTTTTTCTAACTTTTTTTCATGTTCAACTTTACGCACATCGTTGGCCATTCTTAGGCGACTAAGATCGGCTAGAGTAAGTCTAGTTTTGCGTAGATCTGACAATTTTAGAGGTGTATTATCCAACCCAGGAGTTTCGTATCCTGGTTTAGCTGGTGCGAATAATTCTGTTACGATCATAATACTATTTAACCAAAACTATCAAATTGCTGCGCCAGTGGGTGCTGTTTGTGCTGGTGCTCCTACTGGCCCACCTCCTATGGGTGCTGCTGCTCCGGGGGCTCCTGCTTGCCCTTCTGGTGGTGCTTCTGCAGGCGGTGCTACATTTTCTAAGTCCGATGCAATGCCACCTGGGCTGATACCTACGCTTCGCAGGTTAGGATCGTCAACCGGTGCAATTTCCACATCACCTTGCTCCTCGGCCCACATAGATTCGTTTTCGCTCATTTCCTGCTCACTCATACCTAAGTAACGCTTCATTAAGAATCGTTTACTAAAATAGGGATAGGCCTCTAATTGTGTAAATGTAGTGATTCTGGCGCTGTCTACATCGGCTTGTCTATATTGAGCAAAGTTCTGCGGTGGTTCAAAAATTAATTCAAAAAGTTGACTATCGATGTTAATACCGCGCCAACGCATAAACAGTTTAAATTCTTTGTCTAGTGTTTCGATGATAGCATTTTGTAATCTTAGACAATATTGATTAAAACGCCATTCCTGAATTAGAGCTGTTCCTACACGCCCATCATTATAACTTTGTGAGCTTTCCTCAACTGCTACCGGAAGATAACTACTAGGTATCCGTAAACCGCGGAACAGTTTGTTGGTAAAGTATCTTAAGTCTGTAATTTCTCCTAAGTTACTAGCACCTTGTAGTGTATCAACGCTAGACCCACGGCCTTCTGCTGTTACAGGGAAAAAGTAATCTTCCATTTGGGCTAATGGATTATAAGTAGCATCCATCATGTTAGCACCACCACCTGATTGTGTAGGAATCCTTCGTTGACTGATTTCGTTTTTGATACGCTCAACAAATGCCATTGCCATGTGACTAGGCATGTTGCCTACATCAATTTTAAATACACGGCGTTCTGGTGCTCGCTGTACACGATAGATGATAATAGCATCTTCTAATAGTTCTTTTTGTTTGAATACTTTAAAAACATTTTCTAATACACTAGTACCAAATGGCCAGAATACATCTAGGCCTTCAGTTAAACTTAGGTGTACAATGTGCTCAGAATTGATAGCCGCTTCATTCTGTGCTCGAGAAAATCTACCACCACCACCCAAGGGCACACTAGGCTGTACATAACTTCCACTAGGACCGCCCACCTGCGGATGATTCATATATTGATCTGATGTAGTAACTGCGGTAACTGTTAGATTTTCAAAGTTGGGATTAACATCTTTTAAAATGTATTGCTCAGGTTTTTTACCTTCGCTTTCGTTTACAATAACTTTGACTACTTTGCTCATTTCTACCCAGAATAACTTGAAGTTTTCCGGGTCTCTTACAAATACCTGATCGCCGTATTTTATAGTATTTCTTATTATCTTGAAGATTCTGCTGTTAAATTCATTTAACTTTACCCATTGAGCTAATTGTTCTTTAATAATTTTAACTTCATTATCAGTGGGACTTTCTTTAAATTTAATGTCAAATGGAGTGTTATTTGCTTCATTTTTCTGTGTCATAAACTCGGACAGGATGTCTAATGCTGCGTTAATTTCTGAATCCATATCCATTTGTTCATATTGATTATAACGCTCAATACGATTTGGATGTCCTATGTAAACATCCGGAAGATTACTTTGATAATTTCTGTATCCAGGATCTGGTATACGACCACTACCAATTGGGCTAATGTTACTAGGAAGATTGGAAGATTTAAAATACTTACGCCAAGTCATATGTTATCTCAATGAATACTATATTTACCGTGTTTATTATGTGTTGTCAGCTATTCTTTTTAGATAGTCTTCACTTGTTTGCATGGCAGATAACAAGTCCTCTAAAATAGTGCGATCGCGCATCGTTTGTAGCATTTCATCAAATTTGCCATCAGTTTTTTGATTCTGAGCATTTAATTGATTGGTTATACCTTCCATTGATGTTTTAACTACATCTAATACTGTTTTCATTTCATCAGGTGCGGCACCAGCATTACCTGCACTTGCTGCCTTTTCAAATAATTGTTTAGGGTCCGGAATTTGTAATTGACTTAAAGATTCTAATACTTTTTCCGGGAATACTGCTTCGTTACCATGCAACTCGACCAGATATCCCGAAGTTGGTCCACTAAATGCACCTCCTTTAGCTGCTCCTGGAATTTTTATTTTTAGAATATCTTTAGTGAAAGTAGCCAAATTGCTTGCTGCTTGTTGTAATTTTTCAACTGTTGATAACAATACATTAGTGACTTTAGATGTGGCTTCGTTTATCTTGCCACCTGGTTCAGCTGTGATATTATATTTTAACACCGCATCCATTAGAGTTTTTCTATTCTGTAAATCTAACTCGTTTTGTTTTCTTTGAGCTTCTGCTATACCTTTACCCTGTGCCATTGATTGAGAATACAAAGACATTTGTTCAGTTAGTTGTGACATCTGAGGTCTGAGATTTTCACGCATTACTCGTTCTAATCCTACCATTTGACTTCTAGTTGGATCGATACCGTCGGTCATTAACTTTTGTAGCTGCACTGTAGTATCGCCCAATTGCGCAGTTTCTCTATCTTTAGCCGATTCACCTTTTCTACCAAGTTCCGCTTGTTTTTCAAACAGACCAGTAACTTCGCTTTGAGCACCTGTTAGTAAAGTTAGTTGACCGTAGCTTTTACCAGCTGCTAAAGCTTCTTCCTTCATAGCAGCGCCATATTCTTTCACTCTTTCTTGATATCTTTTATTGACTTCTGTTGCGTCAAGAGCAGAATTTTGCATATCTGCATATGTTTCTTCTAGTAA